TAGGAAGTCCTTGATTCCTTGACCAGATTTTGCTTTGGGCCCAGCTTCGGCAGCCTTACCTAGCTTGGCTGACTTGTCAGCCATTTCTGAACTGGTATCCAAGGTCCTTGCTGGTGTGGGAATTGAAGGTGCTTCTGCTGGAAGTGGTGAAGCACTAGGTACTGCCTGCGCCGCCTTACCAAAGAATCCCTCAACAGCACCCTTTGTTTTTGACATAAGATCAGTACCTTCCTTAAAACCTGACCACATATCCCCGATGGTATTGACCCCTTCCTTAAATCCCGACACTATTCCACGTGCGTTAATTACCAATGCGCCTGTGGCCGTTACACCATCCCACAAACGAGAGCTAATACCCTCAGCTTGACCTAAGACCTCGTCCCATCCAGCCCCCTCACTGAGAGCAGTCTGTTGTTCTTGAGTTAGGGTATTTAGCTTGTCTTGGTTCTTAACCATCTTGGCAAGGTCTTGTACTGAAACTCCCATAGACTCTGCGAGAGCACGACGGTGAAGAACGCTCATCTTATTGAACTCCACCTCCCCACCAACGTTGCGTAGCATTTCCTGAGTTGCTCCGACAAGATCACCATTGAATGCTAGTTCGCGAGCCTTGTCTAGGTTGATCTCACGACCTAGAAGCACACTAGCTTCCATTTGTTTGTTAATTGAATTCTCAAAATCCAACAGGCCGTCGGCCATCTTGGTGACTGCACCAAACTCAATACCTAGTTTCTTAGCAGCTACTGCTGCGATTTCTACGTTCTTACCTCCGGCCTTGGTGTAGGTTGCCATGGCCTCCGAATTCTGGGCCATCTCTGCGATCACGGCTCCTGGTGCCACGTGAGCAGCTTTGGCCAGAGCTCCCGCAAACTGCAACGACTCAGCTGCTGACTCCGCAGTTGATCCTGGAAGGTTGGCTAACTGTCCAGTGATCTGACCAGCCATCTGAGCACTTATTCCAAAAGTCTTAGATAGCTTGCCTGCAGACACAACTGTGTCACGAGTAACATTATCCATACTACCCATCTCCTTAACCAACGCTCCTTGTATTTGAGCATTCTCCTTAAGGCTAGCTCCACTCAAGCTAAAGATTGATCCTAAAGCTACTTGACTCTCACTCAGAGATTGAGCAAAGGTCATACCCTCAGCGCGGAACTCACTAAAGATCTCCTTTGTTTCGTCTAGTCCTTCCTTAAGTACCTCAAGACCTTTAACGGAAAGGAAGCTCTTTAGTATCTTGGGATCAGAAACCACAGCCAGTACCTTACTCTTGATCTTTTCCCAACCCTTGGAGTACTCTTCTAGCTCCTCAATTAACTCCAGCTGCCACGATGCTAGTGACTCATACAACTCAACCTGATGCTTGAGGTGATCGTTGTTGTGTTGCCTGGCCTTTAGCTGCTCCACTAGGGCCGCTGCCTGCTCAGATGTGGCATCGGTAATGTTGTTCTCCAACATGAATGTAGTCAGCAGCTGAGCATAATCACCCTTCAAGCCGGTTGTTACCATATTTTTCTTCAGTAGCAGGTCTCCAACCCCCTGCAACTCGGTCTCTGCCATACTCGATATATCCTTCTGTACAGAAGCATACTTCAATCCTGCCTCAAATAACTTCTCATCGATATTAAGGAGGTGTGAGTGGAGGTCGTTATGGATCTTATGTTGAGATCCATATTCCTTGTTCAACTTAATAAGCTCAGTTCGACGAGCAATCTCTGCCTCCAGCTGCTCAACTCCTTCTATACCTGCCTGATGTATCCCTTGCTGTACCTTGAGTTGATCAATCCCAATCGCTAACTGCTCCTTAGTCAGCAACCCCTTTGCCTCAAGTAAACTGTATTCAACTGCCTGAGCTGCGTGTATACCAGTTAAGCCTTCTTCGGATTGAATTTTTACTGCTAGTTGCTGAGCCAAGAGCTCTGCATAATCTTGGGCCATACTCCACTCCTGCTCCTGTAACTTAATTACAGAAGCGACTACAGCCAGCTGATTGGCAGTACTTGTCTCAGCTAGTTTACGGGCCACAGCCTCGGTCTGCATACCTTTTACAATCTGATTGGTAAGATCCCGGGTTTGTAGTAGATTCTTAATCGAACCAGCCTGCTCATCCTTAGATTGTCCTAGCAGATCACCATACCACTCTGCCTTTTGGTTAACCTGATCCCATATCACACTGAGATCACTTTGCATACTCAAGCGCTGTTGTTGCATTTGCAGCGCCTCATCGACTATGTTAGTGTCCATAAACTGCCCTGACAAATCTGAGCTCAGCTCAGGCTTTGGTCCTTTCAATGGGGAGGGAGGTGGGGCAGTAGCAAAAGCAGGAGGGGGGGTTGACTGGGTTGGGGTTGTCGGTGCTGATAGAGTACCTTGTTGTGGAGGGGGAGGTGGTACTAGGTTAACTGGACTAATTTGTAGAGCGTCATTCAGACTACTCTCAATCTCCGAGAAGTCCATGTAGTCAACCACCTTAATTGTAGGTGGGGTTAGGGCTTCAATCAAGGTATCATTAACCTTGGAGAAATCCACGTAGTCCATCAACCCGATCTTATTAGGTTGAAGGGTAACCGAGGCTGTTTGAGCAGCTATAGTAGGCATCTCTACTGTAGGTGCTACCGGAGGCGGGGTCGGTGGTGGTGTTGTGGCTTGGGCTGGTGTGATGGGTTGAGGTTGTAGTGCCTCAGCCAAACCCTCACTAACACCAGCAAAATCCACATAGTCAACTAGGTTGATCTTCCTGGGTTGAAATACTGCACTGACAGCCTTACCTACCTTGGATATATCCAAAGCCTTAGACACATCTAGAGTGCCCATTCCAGTAATTAGTGCCTTGTTCAGGCCACTGAAGTTTGCTGTGCTCAGAGCCTTCCTGACACTTGATACAATTGCCTTGGATAGGGTCACACCAAGCTCAGCACCAAGGTCATTGATTTCTTGTTTGCTGGGCTTCTTGTTGTTTGGTGGAGCCATAAGTTGGCTTAGCGCTTAGTGTAGCGCTGGGTTGCTAGTGCCTTAAGGAAGCTCTTGTCCTTGCTCACAAGTTTAGTAACCCTATCCTCCAAATCCTTCTGACTGATCTTCAGACTCTTGGCAAGACTTCTGATTTTAGGGTCCTTGAAGATGTCCGACTGCCTGATAGACCTGTAGTTGTTCAGCACACTGTACAGTATGTTATCAGCAACACCACCAGCCCAGTTTACAAGGCCTTCTTTGATCTTGTCTTCCATAATCAAGTCGTGGTATTCCTCCTGTATGATCTTATGTAGGTCTTCGCGTAGGGACATAGCACCTCTTTAACCTATAAATAGCACGGAATCCGAAAGATGGGTGTACTACCTACGACCTTTCTTAGCTGCTTTAGCTGCCTCTTCCGCTGCCTCATTCTCCTTGTTTCTCACATCAGCTAGTTTGAGGTAGAAATACCTACGTAAGTGCACAGGAAGGTTATACAACTCAGTGTAGGTCCAACCCATCTTACCATAATACATCAGATCAAAGATCTGATCCTGGATCACCCGCTTATGCTCCGGCCCCAGGCCAAAAAAAGGAAATGCCGATAGGCAAGTTCATTAGTTGTTCGTGGCCACAGCTACTGCAGTTGAACAGGAATTGAGTATTGAGATCTGGAGTGATCTTCTTCAAATGGGTACGTAGAGCTAGAGAGTCCCTTGATAGCATGTTATCCACGCAACGAGCAATATCCGAGGCACTTTCCTTACCATCCACAGCAACAATAATGTGCCTTAGTCGAGTAGTTAGCTCAGGATCTATACCTGTAATCCTACCGAGCTTTCTTGATCCCTTGAGATCCTCCTCAATCCTCTTCTCATCCCCATGGGTAAGAAACTTAAGGGTCAACTCTTGCTTTCCAGCTGGGAGAGTGAACTTATGTGTAGTCTGGCCCTTTGTGAAATCAGCCCAATCAACCACCTTATCGTCAAATGACTGTAGGTCAACTACCTGCTTAGACTTAGCACCACAACTAGGACATGCCACTTCCACTTCGTAATCCTTACCGTAAGCAAGAACTCGGGCTGTAATGAAGATGGCTCCCTTGTCAATGGTCAAGATTGAGTCATAATCTACTGGGGTAATGATTAGAGACTGCAGTAGCTTATCGATTACCACCCCCTGTTTGATTAGGGTTTGTGATGACAAGATGTCCTCATCTCGGGCCGTCATGTATCGCATCTCGATCTTACCACTAGCCAGCGGATGTCCTTCCGGATAAAACAACCCCTTTGAGGGTAGCTCGATGATCTCAGTTGGAATTGAGGGAGAGGTGGATGGTAGAGAGTGGAGTGGGCTCTGTTGTTCCCTGAGGAAACGCTCCTTCAACTCCTTATCTGAAACTGGGTATTCGTCGTTTACAACCTTTGACATGCAAGTCGCTTTTTAGTAACTCTTTCCTATAAGTAGGGCTCTAGTTAGTTTTCGTTATGCACTAGACATAGGAAAAGGCCTTGCGGCCCTTCCCTTGTGTATTTAGTGTGGTTCTCTTAGTACTCCAGGATGCAGTAGTCCATTGCAACTGTTAGGTTAATCTCAACCTGAGTCTCTACTGACCAATCCATGTCTCCGAAAGCTGCAGTCTTAACATAAGCACCTACAATCTTCCAGTTTTCAACTTTGTCACCCACTGGTCCTAGAACCGCCAGGTCAAAGTTCTTCTTGTAGAAGTCAGCATAGCCATCACGGCCAGTTACAGACTCGTGGGATGTTCTTACCCACTCCATCACCGCCTGTGCACCTGAGGGTACAATGGCATCATAAAGAGTGAGGTTGATGTCGTTCCACTTGCACTTGCCCTTCAGCTTGCGCAACACGTTGATGTGATCAAGCACTACCTCTCCACAATCGATAGTTGGTCGTTGAACCTTCTTACATAGGAAGGAAGGTACACCATCAAGGTAGAGATAAAACCTATTCTGAACCTTAGGTTCAAATGGAGTGAAGAAGATCTCACTATTGTCGATCAGGTTTGGCATGTTGTTGTGTTCTCTTTAGTTATAGGTATTATGCACTTGCAAAAGATGCTCCAGTTGGCATGACATTGAAGTCCAACTTAATGAATTCAGCCGACTTCGCTGGCTGTAGGAACAAGTCTCCCTTTAGTTCCAGAGCATCGATTGTGCTATTGGTGTTGTTTGACTCATCCATAACAACTTTGTATGCATACAGACCTTGGCGAGCCTTAACAGTCTCCAGGTATGGTGTTACAATGTTTACGAAGCGAGCACGAGTCTGAGTAGTGTTGTTCTCGAATACCAAGTAGCGAGCAGAGCTTGCGATGTACTTCTTAAGAGCAATCAACAATCGAACTACGTTTACACGATCCAAGGCTGAAGGTAGGGCTTGTAGAGTCTTCTGACCCCAGATTACCACTCCCTGTCCTGGGAAGTCTGCCACCGCGTTGATGCGAGCTTGGTACAATTCTCCACGTTGAGCTTCTGTTAGCTTGTACTCTGCAGCAGCTGCTCCAAGAATACCACCGCGATTCAAACCAGCTGGAGCCAACCACTCGTATCCTAGTGTATCACTTTGAGCAATTACCTGCGGTACGTTGGTTGTAGCAGGTACCCAGACGAACTTATTGCGGTCAACGTCCTTGATCTTAATCCAAGGCCAGTACGCTGCAGCAACATTAGTGTCAAATCCAGCGTTTGAGATTGCAGAGATTGCATCCGCAACACCATTCTCAGTTGATAGTGGGGTTGGATCGATAGCCACAAATACGTCACCACGATCTTCTGCTACCTCGATTGCCTTTTCCAGGATAGGAAGGTGAAGCTCAGCGCTCAAGCCTGGTAGGGCTATCAAGTTGATATCATACTCCTCCTTATTGCTCAGCACATTCAGAGCCTTGATAAAGGCCACTGAACCAGAAGTAGCAACTGACGAGCAGTCCATTCCAAATACATTCGCTGCAGTGATGTCCTCACCAACGTTCTTTGGTACTGCTAGATCCACCCCGTCACATCCATCTTGTAGAGGGACAGTGAACCTTAGTGTGTTTGGAACGTCTGCTCCGGTGAACACTGAGGCTGAGATGATTCGCGATGCAGCAAACGTAGAGTTTGAAGATACTGATGTGTTGTTTGGGTGAATGTAGCAACTCGACAGGTTGAAGCCACCTGAAGGGTGAGCTAGGCAACCAGAAGGAATGGCCTTCAAGAAGTTGTTGTTGTCATCACCGGTGAAACTCCATCCGTAGAAAGCCTTCTTGGTATACGAGCTATTGATCTCAGTGTTGTTATTAGCTGCATTGATGTAGTTAACCACACCCGATCCACTGTTGGTCACCATCACAGGAGGAACAACTACCAACGATCCTGGTAGAGGATTCATTACTGGCTGGAATCCGAATGGGTACACTGCAGGAGTCATGGCTGCATCAGCTACGTCTGGGTGTACTGTTACACGAACGTACTTAGATGCATTATCGAAGTCACCTGTTTGAGTTACCAGACCATCAGAAGTCACACTAGTGTGCTTATCACCAATCCTACGAGCGATATAGTTAGGTGATGCGGGATCGAGGTTCAAGTTAGCGTAGGTCTCTAGTACAACCGGACGCTGATCTGTATCACCATGCTCCCTTACTAGTAGATTGAAGGTACCGTAGTCGGTACCGGTAACCTGGCCTGGAAGTTGGATGTTGATAATGCTAATCTTGACAGAGGCATTAGATGCATCACCATCAGATAGGGCATGAACCTTGAATAGGTTTGTACCAGCGGTTCCCTCCAGGAACTGTGAAGTAATCCACGGTGTAGTGGCTGGTCGAGGTGTACCAAATGAACCAGAGAAGCTTAGGGCGGTTGTTGAGTTGACAGTGAACGAGCTGATGCTTGATGATGCCCTTGTGATGTAATCACCAGCCCAGATATAGCTGTATAGGCTCTTGCTGCTCTTAGGTGTGGTACCGAAGAGATTGATCAGCGAGTTCGGATTAGCTGGGAGAAGTGACCCTGTGAAGCTTGAGCTCGTACCTGCAATTACCACAGATGCGCTGAACGAAGCTGAGACACTTGTGATTGCTTGGAAAGCTACTGAGGTTAGGCTACCACTTGAGCGGCCGACAGTAGTTGTTAGTCCTAGGGTTGCTAGGACGTAGCTTCCAGAGCTGATGATGATTGGGGAGGCAATGTAACCACCTTCCTGTACAACTCGCACCACCGTCACCGCCGCGGCGGATTGTAGATAGGCACGAACTGCGTGGGGAATGTAGGTGTCATCCGAGGTACCTCCATACAAGGCCTTGAAGTCCTCCCACCTAGTAATGGTAGTTGGGACAAAGGCTGGGCCTTTAGTTGTTGGACCTATAAGAGCAGCCCCGATGTTGGCGATGCCTGTAGGAAGGAAGGTAAGGTCCTTCACATTCGTGAAGACCCCAGGAGAAATAATTGCTTCAGCCATGTTCCGTGTGTGTTATGTTCGGTTTCCGATAACTATAACACTATGGTCCGAAACCGCCTTTTTATGGTTGTGTTTTTGAAGTAAATTCTCCGGACTCCAAATCCAATATACCAGGACCATATCGGGTATCTAGGACCTTAGCTAAATCCTTCTCTTCGGTGTTGGTTGACACTATCTGCTCTTCAAGCAAAGCCTCCTGTTCCTCTAATGATTTGAGGTAATTGGTGGTATTGCGTTTGGATAACTTCAATTGCACCAGCTGAATTCCTAGAACATTGTACTTATCCTGAATGCCCTTGATTGCTGTGATCTCTTCCGGGGTGAAGGTAACTTTAGTCATGCTATAACGGTTTCACATAACTATCACCCATCTCTCTTTTTATACCAACCGGAAGCTGTTACTATGGTGATAGCACTTCCACCAATCTCTGATGCAAATCGAGCAAACAGAGAACCTGGGGTTGTTGCTTCTATTGTACCTTTTAGGATTGCTCGGTTACCGGTGGTGGCGCGGGAACTTGCAAATGCAATACCTTGGGTTAAGGCCACTGATTGCATGGTAGATCTATTGGCAAGTAGGGTATCTCCGTATGCAATAATATCAACGTGGTCAGCTTGTACACTACCACTAACACCAAGTAATATACCTGTAGTTGTGGCACCTGCACTATACTGTATACTATATGAAAAATCCCACCATCCAGCTGATGAGCAGCTCATCTCAGAGCCTGACAGCTCTACGGCCGTCACTGTACTATTAACCTGGCTTCCTAGGAAGCCAGCAACCTTCTGCGTCTGATTAAACGCTACGTAGGAAGCTGTTAACGCAAAAGAAGAGCTGGTAGCTTGACTACTCGATACAGCGTAACTTGCAGATAGTGCATATGAAGCTGATGTGACCGTGCCCGCAAAAAACGAAGCTGTTAGTGTGTATGAGGACGATAAGGCGTATGATGCTGACTGCACGCTGCCCAATAATACGGAAGCGGTAGCTGCATAGGAGGCCGACACCGCTTGTATAGCCCACGAGGACGTACCTTGTAAACTACCAGTGAAGCCTCCCGTCGATAGAACTGATCCAGATATTATCAATCCGCTATCTTGAAATAGTGCTACATTACTACGGGCACCGTCGCTAGTACCATTACCTACAATTACTAAGGAGCTGCTGTCTGCAACGTTGAATTTTCCTAGGGTAGTCTGCCCCACACCCAACGCTATAGTCGAATCACCCTGAGCATGTGAATAGGAGCCAGAAGCAACGGAGTAATAGCCTTCGGCGTGCGATGCAACACCAGACGCAGTCGCATGAAATCCCTCAGCGTGTGAGTATTGTCCTACTGCAAGTGCCTCATGACCCTCAGCGTGGGCGTGGGTGGCGGCTATTAGAGTGCGAGTCTTGTATCCTTCGGTGTGACTGTGTGCTGCAGAAGCAGTTGTAAACTGTCCCTGAGTATGGGCAACAAACCCATCCGCTAAGCAGGATTCTCCATTATTGAAACTCTCCTGGCCTAAGTCATACAGAAAATACACACTGGCACCGAATAGTCCTCCATTATTAACCTGTATGCCGTTGATTGGGGATGCTGGAGTAGATCCTGGAGCGTAGCTGGCAGATAGGGCGTAACTGCTTGAGATGGAGGACTGAGCAACACTCGCTGAGACTGCATAGCTAGCTGAGACAGTGCTGCCTGCATTTAAGGCATAGCTTGCCGATAAGGCATACGATGCAGATAGAGCGTAAGACGCAGATAAAACGCTACCCAACAAAAACGAAGCAGTTACAGCGTTTTGAGCCCAAGATGCAGTTCCATACAAGCTACTCGTAACACCATACGCAGTGATGATACCATCAACCTGTAAACTACCAGACACATAAACTGAAGAGGAGCCTGGTAGTCCTGTCAACTCAATTCGAGCTGCCTTGATCTGGTGTCTAGAACTGTATACTGGCATTATACGGAGCCGCTTAGAGCTGTGTTGGCAATGATTTGACCTGGTTGCTGAGATATGAAGGCGTCCTTCTTAGCTAGGCTACGCACAAAGGCATCAGTTATGATATAGCCTGATAACTGAAGTGTGAAGGTTGTTCGCACAGTGCGGTCACTATCCTGTAATAGGTCAGTAGTGTTGGTGAAGTCATCAATCTTAGTACGAAACTTGAACCTATCAGGCTCACCCCAATAGGCCCCTTCTGAATAGAGGATACCCTCTACCAGTCTATTCATATGATTAACCGAGTCAGTCCATATCAGTACCTCGTAAGTGAGGTCTACGAAGTCTGGAATGATGGTGTTTGTAAATCCTAACGATGGCTTGGAGTTGTTTAGGATGCCAAATTGATCGTATCTGTTACTCTGGTTATACTTGATCTGCTGAGAGTAGTATAGTTGAGGGTAGTTACCGTCAATCTTAGAACCAAGAGTCTTGTTCTTAGTGATCCCAGTGCGGCGGTAAAGTATTAAAGGGACTTG